GCCGACTGGTTACCCGAAGTGACGGTAGACGCAGAACGGCTATTGGCAGTCGTACCCAACGGCAATCGAGCAGACATAGACGGCAAATTGAACGTCGTTGAACCGTTGCCTGCACCATACGCCGTCCCGATGACCCCAAACAAATTCGCGTAAGTAGTACGCGAAACCGCTGCACCGTCGCACACAAGAAACAAAGTTGAAACGAGTGCGCCAGAACTAGAACCAGCCCACAGCAAAACAGTCCCAGTCGGAACAAGATTCGCAACCTTCCAATCGAGGCTGGTCGTCACCGCCGACCCATCCACCCCAACCTTCGCCTCCAACGCCTCAATAGCATCATTCGCATCAGCGTGCTGATCCGCATGAGACGGACTATTCAACGCCGACCCAGAAGTCGGATTAGTCAAACTGTCAAGACCAGAAGGAAAATTAGTAGCCACTTAGGGCCACCTCTCAATCCAACGTCAACGTCAACGAAGTGATCTGAAACGTGTCACCAGCCGTCACCCCAGCCGACGAAGACAACGCACCAGCAAACAAATTGTTTCCCGTCGTAGCCGAATCCCACAACGAAAAATGACTGTACGTTTCCGTAGCCGCCACATTCGTCCACTCCACCGTCGCAGACGACGACATCGACCCACTAGAAGCAGCCGAAAACGAAATAATCTTACGAGTCGTTTCCGTTGCCGCATTAGACGTACCGTTTTCGCCAGGATCACCCGTATGCAACTTCACATACACAGCCGACACAGCAAGCGACGTGTTACGCAAAGTATCCAACCAGGCGTTTTCCAAATAATTCGAAATCGACATTCTTCACCTCACTAAAGCCGAAAAGCCGGGGACACGGTAATTGTACCGCATCCCCGGCCTCACAGCGGGTTGACTCAGGATCAGACGAGCGAGCTGGACGACTCGATGCGACGGAGAGCCGCCTCACGGAATCGGCCGTAGCCACCCAGCCAATACCAACCGACCGGCTGGAAACGGTTGAGGGTGTCGGTGATCGGGCCGCGCACGACCTTCGGAACCGCACCGTTGCCGTCCTGCTGGCTGAACGCCTTAGCGATGGCCTGACGACCCATGATGTGTGTGCAGTACACCTCGACGGTTCCACCTTCGCCAGCGTTTTCGAACACCTTTGCTCGCGGGGTTTCGATGAAACGAACACCCTCGAACGCGCCGATCTCACCGTTGTAGATCATGCTGGTGTCCTGGTACACGTGCGGGTCACGCCACGCGGCTGCGCCAGTTTCCTTGCGGAAGTCGTAAGCCACGTCCGGGTGGATGTAGCCCATGTACAGGCCGTTGAACGTGGGGACGTTCGCGCCACGCAACTGGGCGGTCACCTTGCGGATATCGTTTGCCTCGATGATGTCCTCGGCCTGAACGGTCGCACGGCTTGACGGGGTGGTCGCTCCACCGCCAGCGAAAATCACGTTGCTTCCACCAGCAATCACGTCACGGACGATGCTGTCGATGGAAATTCCGGCGTTGTAACCGACCACGTTTGCGGCCACCTTGTCCACGTCGAGGAACGCGGTTCCGCGAAGCTTTGCGGTGGTGAGGACGGCGTTACCGTATTCCGCAAGGGTGACAGTCACCTGCGAGTCGGACATCGCCACAGCGGTCACGTCGGAGGTTTCGGTCAGCGCGGAAGTGGCGGCCGACAGGTCGTTGAAAATGGTGAAAGTCACCGACGCACCGGGCATCGCCTGGTTCGTGGGCTGAACTTCGACGGCCCCGTCGAACAGCAATTCGGAACGGAGGGCGAAGTACGCCAACCGGTCAAATGCTACCTGATCGACCGAAAGGGCAGAGGTATCTGTGTATGCCATGAGGGTTCACTCCTTCAAGTGAGATTGTTAGCCCTGCGACTGGCAGGTCAGTAGGGCTGTTGGGCTTGTTGTGCTTCGGCCAGCAGCATTTCGATTTCGGCTTGGCTGTTAGCCTTACCGATCCGTGTCATCAAATCGACGGGTGGCTCGCTGTTGTTGCCGGACGCGACCTTTGCGGTTCTGTCCCAGGCATCCTTCTCGGCGGCCTTAGTGTCATGGATGATCGCGGCTTCGATGGCGGCAGCTCTGATCGCATCCGCTGTGAGTTCACCGTCATATCCCTTCACGAAATACTTGGCCATTGGAAGGGTCGGATCGACTCCGGCCTTCACGAACGCCAGTTCGCGGGACGCTGCGGCGGCTTCATCAGCCTTTGCTTTCAGGGCTGCGTTCTCGGCTTCCAACTGCTTCATCCTCTCACGGAGAGGATTTCGGCCGGACTCCTGTTCATCGAGTTCGAGTTCGCTGTCCACTATGTACACTCCTTTGCCCAATCATCCCCCGGAGGCAGGGGATGATGCTGCTATGTCTCACCTTGCGGTGGTTCCTGCCTATTGGCATCAGAAAGAGTGTATCACATTATTTGGTTGATGCAACTATTGTCAGACGACAGACGATTGACCGTCCTGGCCGACTGAAAACCGACCCCCTCCAGCAAACGCGGCTTGACGTTCCGCTTGCCTCTTACGAAGACGCTGTTGCGCTGCGCCCGATGTCCCGAATACTGCACCGACCTGCTCCGCTTGGCTGATTTCCTCATCTTGTTCGCCAGCGATAGGCCGGAACAATTCTTGTGCCGACGCAATCGTCTGGAACCCTTGTCGAGCCTGTTCACCTGTCACACCAGCCTGCGCCAGTTCCTCGGCTTGCTGTTGGGTGACACCCAACCCGGCTTGCAACGTCCCCTCAGCGGCGATCTGTGCGGCCTGCGCCTGCTTCAACAACATCGGGGTCGCCTTCTGAGGATCAAGAAAGTAGGCGGCCAACTGGCTGTCGTCCACCCCGTACAAACGTCGCATTTCCTCGACAACCTGCGGGTCGGCTTCACGGACAGCCTGATACCCCTGGTTGATCCGCTGCGAGAACTCTTGGATTGACACGTCGCCGCCGATCAGACGAGAGAACGTTTCTGGGCTGGAGTAGAACTCTCGGGGCATCCCAGCCGACCGCAACGTCTGACGGTAGACGTTCTCCAACTGGATGTATTCCCCTTCTGAAAGAACGTTCAGACCGGCTTGCCGGCGTGTTTCGTTTCCTGCGAACCGTTGACGGTATTCGCTTGTTTGTCGGATACGGCCGACAAGAATGTTGGTGTCCAAAATGTTTTCTTGAAAAACCATTTCGTTCACAAACGAACTAAGTTGATTTAGTCCGTAGGAAGTCAAAGTTTGGGCGATGATCTCATACGCCGACTGCTGGCTTGCTCCCATGTCACTCATGTCATGCCTTCCCGAAAATGTTGGCCAACTGGTTTGTTACCTCGAACGCCCGCTGTTTGGCTTCGGTCGTGTATTCATACCCGAATGACCTGGTGTTACGCAAATATTTGCCCCATTCGTTGTAGTTCATGGGACGTGCTTCACCCCTGTCGGTAGTGAACGTGACGGCTTGCGCCCATCGAGGATCACCAAAGTCGATGGTTTCCGGGTTGATTTCGAGGATGCGGGCAGCAGTCTGACGGTACGGATCGGTGATCTCAGCAAACGTTTGACCAGCATCCAACTGTGCGCTGATCCCCGGATACAAGGCTTTTGCGGTGTTGAGCGCATACGTGTTGAATGACTGAAGGTTGTCCTTGCCGGTGGCAATTCTGTTCGTCCAACCGTTGAACGTTTCCTCCGACAGCGACACACCGTATTTAGCGGCGGTTTGCTTCAACTGTTGCCCAAAGAAACCGGTGGACAGTTGAGACATTGTGCCGGTGTTCTTGACAGCTTCAGCCCCCACGGAGTTTTGCAACGTTTGTTCGTCCCACCCGCCACGCAAACTGTTTTCCGACAGACGACTGATTGTCGCATCATCGAAGTTGACACCTAGGTTGCTGGCGAGGGTGCGGATGTCGTTGCTCCGCTTGTCGATCTGCTGTTGCGCGGAAGCAGGGTCGGTTTGCTTCAGCGTGTCCCAGGTGCGGGCTGACGCAGAGTTCGTTTTGAACCAGCTAGTTTGCTTCAGTTCGTACTCAAACTTTGCGTCTGACCAGTCGCCCTTGACGGCGTTCTCAATCAGGGTGGCGATTTCGGGGACGGACTCGATGATGGCGTAGTAGCCGCCGTATTGTTCTTTGGCGGCCTGCTTCCAGTCCACCGGGGCGGGGGCAACTGGGGGGGCAGGCTTAGTCGGTTTAGTAGGTTTAGTGGGTTTCTTCAAATACGACTTCGGCAACGGAGGTCTGCCAAATTCCGCTCGCAAACGATTGTAGTTGTCGTATTCCTCTTGTGTCAAACTTCCTTCAGCCATCACGCACCACCAATCGCGTTGAAGAACTTGTTGATATACCCCAACGTCTTATACGCAGAAGCCTCATCAGGAGCCTCCTGCTCTGCAAACTGTTCGGCAGCCACATCCGCAGACGCAGCCTGCACCATCGTCCCACCACCAGACGCACGACGCTGCTCAGCAATTTCCTCAGCTTGGAAAGCACGAACAAACCGGTCGGCTTCATCGTCGGTGAACGCTCGACCCAACGTCTGTTGGGCGACTTGACGGGCCACAGCTTTCAGATCGTCAGGGTTCGATTTGCGGTAGGTGCGACCGCTACCAGATGACACCAAAGTTTTACCAGCGAGGCGTTGCCCCAAATAGTTCTTGTAGGTGATCCCGTTC